ACAGCTCTATATATAGAAATTGCGTATTTTACGCGATGGGGGGCGGTGCCGCATATATTGAGGATGGCACTTTTTACGATTGCGCCGCTTACAGCCCTGGTTACGACAACAGCGGATGGTGGGGCAAATATGGGACGAATGCGGACGAGATTCTGTTTAACACTTGCAGCGTTTACAACACCGTGGCGTGGAATGGAAACTCGGCGCACGATAGCTATCAAACCTTCAACGCCTGCTCCGGCGACTACAATTCCAGCGACGGGACCGGAGCGCCGGGAGCCAACAGCCAGGACAACAAAGGCCTTGATGACATTAAATTCGTAAGCACAACATATGGCAGCGAGGATCTTGGCATACAATCCGGATCGTGTCTTGATGGCGCGGGATATGCCTACGGGGATATGCTTTCGACCGACATCGACGGCGATTCGTGGGGCAGCCCTCCGGCGATAGGTGTGGACGAGTATGTGGGGGGCGAAACAACGCCAATAGAGAAAACGGTAGCAGATTCCAATTCGGCGAATTGGAATTTTGCCGCAGCATTGAAGGCGGGGCTTTTGGTTAAAATATCAGACAACGTAAATGATTGAATTATATGATCAGCGATAAAACAGATTTTTCGGACGGGATGTCCGCTTCGCTGCGGTGCGCGAAATGCGGGCAGGAAGTAAAATCAAATGAACCTCACACATGTAAGGAGACAAACGACAATGAGCAGGAAAAGAAAGAATCAGACAGCCGACGTGATTAAATTTCGCGGCGCGCTGGAATTCGCCTTGGCAAATGCGCTAACAGGCGAAATCATACGGCGCGGCAAGAGTGAAAATACAGTCGTGACCGTCGGGCGGGCTTGGATGCTTAATCGGCTCCATACAAACAACACGCAACTGATTGACCGCATCTATCTGGGGACCGATACTACAGCTCCGGCTACGGGCGACAGCGCACTGGGCGCATCGTTTTCGTCCAAGTCTGCGGGCACAATTTCCAATGCTGGAACAACGGCCAATCCGCCCTACCTGACGTTTGCCGCTTCGTGGGCATCGAACGAGACGCACGATTCGAGTTCGGCTATCAATGAATTCGGGCTGTTTACGGACGAGCCTGTCCTCGTGGGGCATGTGACCACGGGCAGCGCAATCAATTTCAGCACGTCGAATACATTGGCGGTCACCTATACGCTGTCCAACTAAAAATCTAAAAGGAGAACAATGTCGGGATATCCTCACATGAGCACTCTAGTGGTAGGGGTGCCATTTTCAGGAAAACCGCTGCCACCATCGCAAACGCTGTGTTTCACGAATTTCATTACGCAGTTGCCCATGAATTACAACATGAGGCAATATCACACGCAGGGCGCGCCGATAGACGAGGCCAGGAATTTCTTCGCCCAGAACGCGCTTGAATGCGGGGCGAAGTATCTTTTCTTCTGGGACGAGGACGTTGTGGTTCCGTCCTATATCATGCGCCAGCTGATTTACCGCATGGAGCATAACCCGGAGATAGGGATGGTGGGCGGCGTTTATTGCCAGAAGGTCGAGCCGGTCATCAACTGCGCGCCGATGGTATTCAGGGGGCATGGGCAAGGACCGTATTGGAAATGGCGCGTGGGCGATTTCTTCGAGGTGGACGCCATAGGTACCGGGGCTAGCATGATCCGGGTGGAAGCCTTGAAGGATATCGAAAAGCCTTGGTTCAAGACGGAGAAAAATTACGACTCCTGGCTGGACGGCGTGCCGAAAGGCGAGGAATGGACAGAGGATCTATGGTTTTGCCATAGGTTGAAAGAAACTAAGAAATGGAAAATTTACGCTGACGGTTCCCTTGTCTGCGGCCACATGGATCTTGATACGCGCAAGGTTTATGGCTTGCCGCCCGATAGTTACCCGATGCGGCGCATGGGGGTGGAAAAGGGGCGCAAGAAAATAGTGGACCTAGGTTGCGGCCCGCATAAATACCAAACCGACGAAGGCGAGGTGATCGGGGTCGATATCCGAGAAGAGGTGAAACCCGATTATTGCCTGGACCTCCACATCCTTCCTTTTGCGACCGGAGAATTCGATATCGTTTATTCCTCTCACACGCTAGAGCATTTTGCCCGCGAAGAAATAGAAAGCATATTCGACGAATGGGTTCGCATACTGAAGCGCGGCGGGATTTTCCGCCTCATCGTTCCAAATATCGAATGGGCGGCGGACCGGATCAAGCAGGGAGTCGTGGATCACGACGTACTCAATGTGCTCTACGGCCAGCAGGAATATTCGCGCAATTTTCATAAAACGGGATTCACGCCGGATATGATTCGCGCGATGTTTGAAAAACGCGGGTTCGCTATTAAGAAAATGGAACTAAAATATTACAACATCATAGTCGAGGCGCTAAAAAAGGTCTCAAAGAAGCAGGCGGCCTAAAATGGCTTGGGCAGATGGCGTATCAGGCCGACAGGCGCAAAACGCAGCCATAAACGATGCCAATGCGGGCAATCTGTCCGATGCGATAACGGGCAGGATGTCCTATGCGGCAAAAGTGGCCGATACGAATGCCGCGAATCCGGCGGATGCGCTAAAGGATATTCTCGCCTATAATCTCACGATGAATGATACTAATGCCGCTAACCCTGCCGACGTTATAGGCTGCAGCTTGGGCTATGCTGGCAAGGTCTCCGATTCCAATGGGACGAATTGGGGCGATGCCATATCGGGAAGGCTGGTATTCAATGCGGCAATAAGCGATTCGAGCACCGCGAATTGGGCGGATGCGGTAGCGCAATATCTAAGCGGGGTGGCCGAGCTTACCGCAGAGCTAGCCGATAGCAATAGCGCAAACCTATCGGATGCGATAGCGGCATCATTGAGGCTGTTTGTTTCGGCATCCGAATCTAACGCCGCGAATTGGGCGGATGCCGTATCGGCAAGATTCACCCTGAGCCCGCTTTTATCGGACACCCTCTCATTTTCGGATGCTGTCGATAAAACGATTACGGGCCTCGGATTAATACAGGCTGCGCTATCCGATAGTAACGCTAACTGGGCCGATGCCATTAAAGCGGCGCGCAAGATGAATGCGGCCGTGTCGGACGGATTATCGCTGTCGGATGCGATTCAGGCTCTTTTAGGCTTGCAGGTAGCGCCCAGTGACAATAACGCAGCATCGTGGGCCGATGCGATAGCGGCGCTATATGGCATCAGCACATCGCTTTCGGATACCAATGCGGCTAATTGGGCCGATGCCATATCGAAACAGCTAACGGAAGGCGTCCTGGTAACGGCATCGCCGGCGGATACAAATGCGGCCAACTGGTCGGATGGGGTAGATGCAAGCCTTGCCGCTTTTTTCGTGGCGCCGCATTACATTTCCAGCCCGGAATCCGAATCCCGCATACATTCGGCGCCAAGCGAATCCCGGCGATTCACCGTTCAGGATTTCAACCGGATATCATCCGATACGGGGGAATAACACAATGCCGACATACAGGAAAAATTCCAGCGATGTCATAGATTTCGGGTTTGACTGGTCCGATTGGCTCGCATCGGGCGAGACGATATCGAGTTCGACATGGAGCGTCCCATCAGGATTGACCGAAGACAGCTCCGACAACAGCACGACGCAAACAAGCGTCTGGCTTTCAGGTGGAACGGCGGGAAGCAAATATACAATTTCAAACACCATCGTTACATCCGCCGAAAGAACCAAGGTCCGCTACATCGACATTTTGGTCAATCCGCCCAGTTATGCTCTGATAACAGTCAACGAATTGAAGAATTTCCCAAACATGGCATCCTTGGACGTAACGGATGAGCCCATTTTACACACCCTTATCGACGCAGTGACGGCGGAGTTTGAGTCATACTGGGGAACGTACGGCGTTATCCGCGGCGTCAGCGGCGAGAAGGTTACCTACAAGCAATTGCGCCGGGCGTCGCCGGGGGCGAACATTATGCCGTTGCAGAAAACGCCCATTCAATCCGTCGTATCCATCGAAGACCAGGATTCCAATACGATAGACTCGGATGACTACTGGATCGACGAAAGCCGCGGCCTTATGACTACCGGCGGATGGACGATTCCGCAGGACAGCAGTGCATTCGCCACCTACTGGAGCGTGACGTATTCGGGCGGATGGGTTTCAAGCACATCGAACGTGCCGGAAAATATCAAGACGGCGGCGAAAATGCGCGTGGCGTCATTGTATAAGCGCGCCGACAGGGATGTCATAAGCAAACAGGTGGGAGACTTGCGGATTACCTATCGGGAAGGAGCGGACGAAGGGCTGCCGAGCGTGATAAAAAGCATGATAAACCAATGGCGGCGGATAGAACTATAATGGACCCCGAACTACTCAGCATGATGCCGGCCTCGATCGGCGTGAAGCACGTCACGAGCCGGGACGCATGGGGCAATCCGACTTATGGGGCCACGACCACCTACAAGGGGCGAATCGAGAACCGCCGACGGAAGGTGATCAACCGCGACGGCCAGGAAGTCATCAGCGAAACGGCGCTGTATCTCGCAACGACCGCGATGGTGGACATCAATGCTCAAATCACGCTGCCTTCAGGCTATTATCCGACAAGCCCGAAGATTATCAGTATCAAGCGCGAAACCGATGAATATGGAGCTTACAGCACGACTATCTATGTCTAAGCCGCTATTGAAAATATCCTGTCCGCACATGCCGAAAGTTCTGGCCGGGATGAAAGCCCTGGGAGCCGGAGCCCCAGATGCCGTATCGCGCGGGCTGTACGCATGGGGCGAGCAAACGCGAACGGCGGCAATCCGAAAGACTCCGAAGGATACGGGCACATTGCGCAATAGCATTTTTGTTCAGCGGGGCAACCGGGCGATATCCATAGTCGCCGGAGGGCCTTCCGCTCCCTATGCCGTTACGGTGCATGAAAATCTCAGCCATAAAATAAAATGGCGCACACCCGGAACCGGTCCCAAATACATCGAAAACCCCATCCGCGAGCGCAGGCCGCAGCTTGAGAAAGATATTGACCGCGAGATACAGCAAGAACTTAGAAAGCACTTCGGAGGCATGCGGTGAGTTCATCCGCCTATGATTTGGCCTACTACATCCGTAATACCATCGGGAAGGGAACCGTACTCGGAACCGACGTGATGGTCAATTATATGCCCGACAGCCCAGATAATTGCATCGCCGTATATCAATATGGCGGCGATCCTTCCAATAGGGGAATGGGGGCGGATACGGGGGCGCTCGAAAACTATGCCCTGCAGGTTGGCGTCCGAAACACCAATCCCGAAACCGCAGAATCGACCTGTTACGATATCTACACAGCTTTGGATGAAATGTCGGCCAATATAGAAATCAACAGCACAACCTATACATGGTTTCATCCCCTGCAGCCGCCGTTTTTGCTGGAGCGTGATTCTCTTAGCCGCACAACATACGTCTTCAATCTGGAATGCCAGCGGGTTCGGCCATAAATGGATAATTTTCAGGTGGGAATGATAGCATCCGCAATTTTGGACGGTTGCAAGGAGATAGCTGCGGCCATAAGAGCCGGTAAGCCGGAACCGCAGCAGGAAGAGAAGCCGCTATATCATTGCCCGGCATGCGGTTCTCCGCGATGGTCGCCGGGCGGCATGGGCCAGGCTTTCAAACAATGCCTGGATTGCGGGCATATCGGAGACGCGATAGAAGATGAAGCCTGAGACATACGAACTGAACCGGTCGCTTGTAATGTCGGCTATCAACGATATCCAGGCATGGGAGAAATGGGCCGAGGCATTGCCCCAGGGAGCATCGAAAATTCTAAATCTTTCCTTGATTCGTCTAACGAAAGGTCTCGTCAAGGCATGGCGGATTTATTTACAGAGTCACTCAGCGCAAGAGATTGCAATTCCTTCCGGGCGGCCCAAACCTTTTTCATGGCATCGCTCAAATTCTTGCGATAGGCAGGCGTGATGACATTTATGCGTGATTTTAACCATCGTTTTTTGTATTCGGGATCTTTATATCGCTCGCGAGCCATTTGGCTCATTCTTTCTCTTATTAATAAATGAGTATTGGAACTATGTTCACCATGTTTAATGGCTACGAGGTTTTCTGGGCGATTATCTTGTTTGTTGCCGTTTATGTGATGAATGTCTTCGCCTTTTTCAGGCAATCGTCCATTGGCTTTAGCCCAGATATATCGATGTTCAAGGACATAGCCGCTAGAGAAAGCCAACGGATGATTAGGCATGCGAAGTATCCAATAACCATGTTGATTCAAACGTCTTTGCCCCTTAGATGCTGGATGACTCGCGCCTGCGGACACAAGACGCATATGATGCCCCTGAATAAACCTCATCGGGTATCCTTTCCACTGATTTCTCGAAGGCTCATTATATTTTGCAATCCTAGTTTTTTGTCCGCAACCGCAACCGCAAAACCCATTAGGAGGCACCCAATCGTCGGGCGGCCCGGTACGTTGTGTTTCCTTCATACGTTTGAAGGCATTGGTTCTGGCGTTGTGGCCATGAATGAACCGTGGCGGGGTTTTACTTTTCCATTTATGCCAAGGCTTTTCGACGATTTCTTGTCCGCAGCCGCATTCACATCATGTATTAGTAAGAAAGGCAAACTATGAAATACGGTGTACTCAAAAACGCGTATGTGGAGGTGGCCGGAGTAGATCTCTCCAACCACTGCATCGAGCTCCGGCCCACCTACGGTGTCGGGGCGGTTCAGGCGCATGCGTTCGGCGACGACCAGGAGTATTCCAATCCGGGTCTCACCACGCGCGGCCTAAGCGCAAGATTCATCAATGACTTCGCGGCAGCTTCCGTCTTCGCCACGCTGAATCCCCTTAAAGACGGCGCGAAGCACGTCGTGCAGTATCGCAACGAAAACACCAGCGCAAGCGCCCTTAACCCTACTTACAGCGGTCTTTGGTTCATATCGTCCTGCGACGGTCTAGTGGCCGGAACGATGGGGTCCAACAGCGAAGTGTCTGTGACCTGGACTCCGGCCGGACAGGAGGCTGAGGCGACAACTTAAAATTTGTTGCGACGGTGATTCAAATCGAGAGGGCCGTGTCTGCGGGCATGGCCCTTTCCATTTAAAGGAGAGAATATGTCCGAAACTCAAACCGATGCTCGGAACGCAGTAGTCTATATCGACGATCAGCCCTGTCTGGATCTGGCGGCTGACGTATTCACGTATCCCGTCGATACGCCCGATGAACAGTTCACCCTGATGGTGTCGATGCGGGCCTACAAGCCCTATCCGGTCAAAAAGTTTTATGATCAATGCATCCCGAAGAGAAAACAAAGATCCAGCGTGGAACGGGCCATCGAGGCCCCGGACTATACGGACTTGCGGGCGTTCGTTCTGGACCATTTCCTATCATTCGAGGGCGCGGAACTGGAGGACGGTTCCGAGCCCACCATCGAGCAGCAGCGGCAATGGCTGAAGGAAAATCCTGTCTTCCTGGAGCGCATCTTCCGCAACGGCATCGAGAAAGTCGGCGCACCGGGGAAGGCCGAACCCAGCGGGGAATCCGGCAAGGCCGTCTTGCTATTCGGCCAGCGCGAGCACCATATCCCTCTCGAAATAGGGCTTTACAGCCCCGAAACAGGGACGCGGGAAACGCTGCGCTTCACGGCGCATCTCGAACGGCTCAGCCAGTCGCAAAAGCACCAATACGACAAAGCGATTTCAGTGATCGAGAACAGCCGCCGCAATGAACTCTATCAGGAAAACAACTGGGACGTGATCGAGCAAATCGCAAACCAGGCATTGAAGCGTCTCGACGGGGCCGTGGTCATCGACGGCGAGCCGTGCGCCGAAGCGAATAAGGAAAACTGGATAGCGCGGCTGCCGCTACTCATGAAAGTATACGCGCTGGCCCAGGCCATTCAGGAGATCGACATAAAAAACGCATAATCGCGGAGGCCATACCAAAGGCACTCCGCACTGAGGAACTATGGGCCGAAAAGAGCAAATGCCCGCGGGAGAAGGCATTTCACGAACTTTACGCCGTCCTAGGCGATCCCGTGGCGCAGGCCAAGATATGGGAGCATTCGGACTCCCGGCCCTGCTACATCCTACAAAAGCATCCTTGGGCCTGCAAGGAACTGCCGGACGGTTTCGGGGAACAAACGGGCAAGCCCTGCCCCAACAATCCCTATGAGCGATATGCGGATCTTTTCGACGATTACCGCGATGCGGCGGAACTGCTGGAATACGCGCGGAATCTGGAAGATACGGCGGAATTATGCAAGGTAGAGGCGGAAACGCTCGGCCCGGGCGAATGGACGGCGATACGCATTCTGCACCGGCAATCCAAGCAGCGCGAATGGAAATATCTTGCATCCTTCTTTGGGGAAATAAATGAACACGACGCTGAAATTCACCATCGAGGCGGACGCTTCGGGGGTCAAACGCGTAACAAACGAGACCGGTGAATCTTTCGAGAAAATAGGCAACAAGGCGGAGCAGGCGGGGAGAACTGCCTCTGCTTCCTTCGCAAAATCTCTCAACAGCATCGGAAGCCGCATGCAGCAATTCGGCGCCAAGGCATCAATGTTCATAACCGCGCCTATCGTCGGAGCCGCTGCAGCCGCCGTAAAATTCGCCACTGATTTCAATAAATCTATGGCGAATGTGGCGACATTGATTCCTGGCAATGCGAAGCGCATCGATGAATTAAAAAAAAGCGTTCAAAATCTATCGATCGAAACGGGCAAATCCACGGGCGACATGGCCGATGGCCTTTATCAGGTCATAAGCGCATTCGGGGATTCCGCCGACACGGTAAAAATCCTCGAAACGAATGCTAAAGCTGCGGCCGCAGGGCTTGCCACTACCACGGACGCCATCAACCTCACATCGGCGGTGACAAAGGGTTACGGGGATGTATCAGCCGAAGCCGTCAAGAAAGCCGCGGACTTAGCTTTCGAAACCGTAAAACTCGGCCAGACGACATTCCCTGAACTGGCCGCAAGCATAGGCCAGGTGGTCCCGGTTGCGGCAAAAATGAATGTCGCACAGGAGGAAATGTTCGCAGGTTTCGCCACATTGACGGGCGTTACGGGCAACGCCGCGGAAGTATCGACGCAATTGGCCGCAATCTTGCGATCA